ACAGGTTGGATGAAAAGACTGTATGCCATAATTGACGCGGGTGCGTTGAATCTATGGAAAGCAAAAGATAAATAATGATTTATGCCTTTATCAAGATATACTTTTCAGCCGGGCATTAACAAAGAAGGAACTTCTTATAGTAATGAGGGCGGTTGGTATGATTGTGATAAGATTAGATTTAGAGCCGGAAGACCTGAAAAAATAGGTGGTTGGACAAAAAATACTAGCGCCACTTTTTTAGGTTCATGTAGAAGATTACATCAGTGGGTTGCTTTAAATGGCGATAAATTTATTGGTCTAGGAACTAATTTAAAATTATACGTTAAACAGGGTTCTTCTTTCTATGATGTAACACCAATTAGGTCTACTACTTCTGCTGGTGATGTAACATTTTCGGCAACCGATGGTGATGCAACACTTACTGTAGCAGATACTGCACATGGCGCAGTTGTTAATGACTTTGTAACCTTTAGCGGTGCTGCTACTTTGGGCGGATTAATTACTGCAACTGTTCTTAATCAAGAATATCAGATTGCAAGCGTTGTTAATGCTAACAGCTATACCGTTGAAGCTAAAGATACGGATGGCGATACAGTTACAGCTAATGGTAGTGATAGCGGTAGTGGCGGAGGCAGTGTTGTTGGTGCATATCAGATAAATACAGGATTAGATAGCTATGTTTCTGGATTTGGTTATGGTTCCGGTTATTGGGGTCAAAGTGAGTGGGGTGGAGGTACGGCTGGTTTTGCTTCTCAATTAAGGTTATGGACTATTGATAATTTTGGTGAAGATATGATCGCTAATCCTAGAGGTGGTGGTTTATTTTATTGGGATAAAAGTAGTGGTGTCTCAACAAGGGCTGTTAATTTTTCAGCTTTATCAGGCGCTGCAGATGTTCCTACAATAGCAAGTCAGGTTATTGTTTCAGAAACAGATAGGCATATTATAGCTTTAGGTGCAAATACTATAGGAACCTCTACTCAAGACCCTATGTTGGTTAGATGGTGTAATCAAGAAGATGCTGCTGTATGGACTCCTAAAACTACAAATACTGCTGGAGGATTAAGATTATCTGCCGGTTCTAAAATTATTGGGGCTTCAAGAACCAGAGAAGAAATAATTATATTTACAGATATTGCTTTATACAGTATGCAGTTTATAGGACCGCCTTTTACTTTTAGTATTAATTTAGTAACTGAATCTGTAAGTATGGTTTCTCCCCAAGCATCTATTAATGCTAATAACGCTATTTATTTTATGGATGAAGATAATTTTTATATTTATGAAGGAAGTATACAAACTTTACCATGTAGTGTTCGGGCTTATGTGTTTGATGATTTTAACTATGGTCAAGTATATAAAGTATTTGCTACAAGAAATGCTAAATTTAATGAAGTTACTTGGTTTTATTGTTCTTCGTCCTCTACAGAAATAGATCGCTATGTTACATATAATTATTTGGACAAAGTGTGGCATATAGGAACTATGTCTAGGACAGCTTGGATTGATATTGGTTCATCTACTATTGCTCCTTTATCTGCTGGGGTAAGTGGTACAAGCATTAATTATTTGTACGACCAAGAAACAGGCTCAAATGCTGATGGAAGTGCATTGACTGCTTATATAGAAAGTGCGGATTTTGATGCAGGCGATGGTAATCAATTTATGTTTATCAACAGGTTAATCCCAGATATTTACTTTTATGGAACATCTGCTGATCCATCTGTAACTTATTCAATTAAAACCAGAAATTATCCTCTTGGAACATTAGTAACAGCAACTACAGCTTCAGTTGGTTCTACAACAGGTGTTTCTAATATTAGAGCAAGAGCAAGACAAATGAGAGTAAGGATCGAAAGCACTGATTCTGATAATCTTTGGCGTTTAGGCGATACTAGATTTGATATAAGGAACGATGGTAGAAGATGAGCGATACCTTTAATGTAAAAGAACCTTTGGAATTGCCTAAAACAGAATATGATCAAGGTTATTTTTTTAGACTAATCAATCAGTTGCGTTTGAAATTTAATCAAATTCAATCGCCAATTGAGGTTAGGGCAATTCAGCAAACGTTTGACTGGTATATATCATAATGGCTAATAACTATAAAAATGTAATAACAAGCCTTTCCAGCACTTCTGCTACAAGCGTTTATACAGTGCCTAATGATAAAATTTCTATTGTTAAAACATTAAGTGCTTATAATGTAGATGGAAGTAGTGCTATGACGCTAACAGTCCAGATGACAGACACAAGTGAAAGTGTTACAGTTACATGGGATAAAGAATCTATTGCTGCTGAGACTCGTAAAGGATTTTTGACTAATGGCGAAGTCTTAGTCTTAGATGAAGCCGACATAATAAAACTAACTGCAAGTACGGCTGATAAATTTAATATATTTATAAGTGTATTAGAGACAGATTAACAAGAGAGACCACAATGAATGAAAAGAATCCACTTAGAGAAGTAGCCCAGCATTTAGCTTCTAGGGGAAGATATGGCGATACCATGATGGTACACATGAATCCTATAGAAGTTGATATGTTATCCTCTCTATCACCAACAGGGCAATTAACAACTAATCCAGATACAGGGCAAAAAGAAGCATTTTTACCATTACTTTTTTCCATGATTGCACCATCATTAATAGGAGCAGGAACTGCAGCAGGAATGTCATCATTAGCTGCATCAGCTATAGGTAGTGGACTTGGAACATTAGCCGAAGGCGGAAGCCTGAAAGAAGGTATTACAGCCGGTCTTATGGGCGGTGTAACAGGTGGCTTAATGAATAAATTTGCTAGTGGAAGTGAATTATTTAAAGACATAGGTAAGACTGCTGGTGAAGCTTTGCCAGAAGCTGCACAACAGTTAGCACAAATGCCAGCGGGGCAGCTTGGTCCGGGAGTTCCATTAGACAGCCTTCCTGCTTCTGCAATAAGTGGAAATATGGGATCGCTTGGAGTGCCTAGTTCTCTTATGGGGATTACACCTGATATTGCTCAACAAGCAGCTTCTCCTACTTTTGGATCAAAAATGATGGATTCATTAGGAAATCCTTTTAGTTCTGCAAACATAGGAGACACAGCCTCCTCTGTAGGTGCTGGTATGGTTGGAGAAATGTATGTTCCTTTTGATACTCCTGAAATGTTAGAAGAAGAAAGCGAATATCAATATGAAGGACCATATATGCCCACAGAACAAAGACGTACTATTAATATGGGAGATCCATTTGCATCTGCATTTGGTGGAGAACAAACTTTACTTGAAGGTGATATTTTACCTCAAGGTTATAATATGCGTCCTGATGGCTATAGTTATGGCGGTCTTGTAAGGCGTTTAAACAAAGGCGGAATGGTTGATACTCAACAGCAAATAGAATCTTTAGCTGCAGAACAGAGAGTAAGAAGCGATATGAATAAAGAACAACAAAAACGTTTTAGGGATTTTCAACCTGAAGGTATGCTTAAAGGCACTATTTTTGATTATGTTCCTGATCCTGTTCAAACTACTCGTTTTTTAGAAGATAGGCTTATGGGTGATAGACCTGTACCTGCGCCTATGCCACCACAAGGTATGCTACCACAATCTGAAGGTGTATCTGAACTACAAAATATAAAAGATATAGCTAGAAGAAAATATATGGGTGCTACTAAATAATGCCAAAAACTGCTGGCAAAGGCGGATCAATTCCACAAGGATCGCAATTTCAATCATATCCTCAATATGGTGGTATGGGTAATTACATGGGCAATATGGGCAACATGTTTGGTGGAGGACAAATGGGAATGGGCGGTAGAGGTAGAGGCGGCTTTGGTAATACCGGTGTTCCTAATTTTGGTACTTCTCCAGCCGGAAAAGGAGGTGGATTTAATAATTTTACGCCTCAAAGAATGATGCAAGAAGCAGTACCAATGCCTTCTTTGCAACAACAATATGCAGGACTTAATCAAGGCGTTAGAGAATTTGAGCCTTTAGGAATAAGAGGTTATACGCCACCAGTTTATACTCAAGCACCTACTTTTGATCCGTTTAATAGACAATCTTATTTTCAAAATCCAACACCAATACAAGATTATTATACGCCTCCTCCTCAAATGCCTCAAATTCCTACTATGCCGAATATACCTAATATTCCCTTTGGTCCTTGGAATGAGCCTGATTTTTATGATGGTATGAATCAATGGAATGGTATGAATCAATGGGATGATCGTTTTAATCAACAAGATTATTCTGCTCCTCCTCCTCAAATGCGCCCTCCACCATACAGGAGAAGAACCGATGACCTTCGTTTAAACGATAGAAGAATGCCGTGGGGAGGTGGTTTAAACGATAGACCACAGTTTGGTGGTAGAGGACAACAGCCAATGCAACCACCTAGAAGTCCTAGATTTGATCCAAATGTAGGACAACCTCCACCAATGAGACCACCTAGTAGGGATTTTATGCCTCAGGTATCAATAACGGAGCCTCAAGGTTTTCCAGCATTGATGACAGAGGCAAGAAGCAGTGGTGGAAGACAACCAACAGCACCTATGACTGGTTTAGCTTCTTTGCCTAATTATATTGAGCCAGTTAGAGGATTAAGTGCAGATACTACTATGTATCAACCACAAATGCCTTTCATAGATAATCCTCCAGAATCAATAAGTCCTCCTATGCAAGCACCTATAATTCAACCTATACCTGAACGCTTTGGTATAGGAATAGACCAACAAACTATGGAAGATAATCCTGTATTGGCTAGAAGGGCACGTGATCGTGATATGTTAAGAATGAATGCTATGAAGCAACGTGGTATGGCAGAGGGTGGTCTTGTTAAATTTCAGGAAGGTGGCGTTGTAGATGGTGGAATGCAGCTTGAACAAGAAGTTATAGCTGCTGTTATGGGTCAGCACCCTAATCCTGATGAAGTGTTTAAACGTTATATAGATGCCTATGGCGAAGAAGGTTTAATGGAATTATTGGCAGCTATTGAACAAATGATACCAACAGAAGGAAGAATGGTTGATGGTTCTGGGGATGGTTTAAACGATGCTATACCTGCAATGATTGATGGTCAACAACCAGCAGCTTTATCTAAAGATGAATATGTAATACCAGCAG